TCAAGTCAGTTGCGACGCGGGAGACGCGGAACGACCCGCTGGCGAATCTCCATGCCCGGCATCAGATCGACGACGCACAATACCACGCAGGCCGGGAATTCCAGAACGATTTCGAGACCATACAAGGGCATCAGCAGGCCTGCGACCCGTCCCAGCCCTATGTTGACCAGAGCTTTCGTCACAGGGGCATGTCAGAGGCCCACAGCAAGGCGTTCGCGCGTTTAAACGAGGTCCATGTGAAGTTGGGAGCCATCTGCTCTCCGCTCGTCCACAGCGTTCTAATCGATGGCAAGACCATGGAGCAGGTAGCGCGGGATCGAGGACTGGCTGGCGAGCGATGGAACAAGTATTACGGGGTGCTATTCCGGCAGTGCCTAGATTGTCTGGCGCTGGTTTATGGCTTAGCGATGGAGAAACGGCCTTGACTGGTCCAGCAAATCACCCCTTTATGGGCATCGTCGCAAGTGATTTGCGCAGATAGCCCGCCGGCTTTGATTAGCTCGGCGGGTTTTTCAATTGTAATCGAAAATCAATCAAACCAACCAAAGCAATCAAAATGGCTAGAGGCGGCAAGAGACCAGGATCTGGACGCAAGTTAGGTGCTGCAGCAAAGAAAACGCGGGCGGCCGCGGAATTGATCCTCGCATCTGGAACAACTCCACTTGGGTATTTCCAGGGGCTGCTTGAAGGAACAATGGCCTTTGATGAGGTCAAATTTGAAGCTGCGAAGGCAGCGGCCCCCTTCGTGCATGCCAGGCTGTCCAATGTCGAATCCAAGACCGAAGTAACTCATCGCTTCGTTGCTCGTGTTCCGAACAAGGAAGTTAGCCCAGAAGTATGGCAGCAACAGAACGCGCCGAAGATTCAAACGATACAGTAGAGGTCATCTGGGAGGCTCAGCCAGGGCCACAGACGGCACTTATCTCATGCCCTGTGTTCGAGGTGTTCTTTGGGGGAGCACGAGGTGGCGGCAAGACAGACGGCGTTCTGGGTGACTTCCTGGAGCATGCGGATACTTACGGCGAGCATGCCATTGGCTTGATGATCCGCCGGCAGCGAACAGAACTGATCGAGACGATTGAGCGGTCCAAGGCGATCTACACCGCGCTGGGCTGGGCCTACCACGAGCAGGACAAGATGTGGCGGGCGCCGAATGGCGCTAGACTGCGGTTTGCTTACCTGGAGCGTGACGCTGACGCCGAGGGCTACCAGGGCCATAGCTATACGAGGCTGTACTTTGAGGAGATTGGAAACTTCCCAAGCGATCGACCAATCCTCAAACTCATGGCCACTCTCAGAAGCGGAGCAGGCGTACCTGTTGGATTCCGGGCTACAGGCAATCCGGGCGGGCCCGGTCATCAATGGGTACGAGCTAGATATATTGATCCTGCTCCCTTGGGATTTCAGATCATCAAGGATGATGTGAGCGGGCTGGAGCGGGTGTATATCCCGAGCCGGGTTTATGACAACAAGTTTCTCGGCGAGAGTTATATTCAGCAGCTCAAGGCGTCAGGCTCGAAAGAACTGGTCAAGGCGTGGCTAGAAGGCGATTGGTCGGTTATCGAGGGCGCATTCTTTGACTGCTGGGAGCTTGATAAGCATGTCGTCAGACCATTTGAAATCCCTGATGACTGGTTGCGCTTTCGAGCCGCTGACTGGGGCAGTGCAAGGCCGTTTTCAGTCGGCTGGTGGGCTGTCGTTGGGGATGATTACAGTCTCCCAGAGCACGCTGGAGTTATTCCGCGAGGCGCTCTCGTCCGATACCGGGAATGGTACGGATCTACGTCTCCAAATGTTGGCCTCAAATTCACTGCCGAAGAAGTTGCCCAAGGGATTTTGGGGAAAGAGAAGCCGGGCGAAAAGATAGCTTATAGCGTTCTAGACCCTGCAGCCTTCGCTGTTGACGGCGGCCCATCCATTGCCGAGCGCATGGCCAAGGTGGGCGTGTCGTTCCGCAGGGCTGACAACAAGCGCGTAGCTCAAATGGGCGCCTTGGGTGGCTGGGATCAGATGCGCCAGCGCATGAAGGGCGAAGAAGGCCGCTCGATGATCTATTGCTTCTCGACATGCACGGATTCAATACGAACCATCCCGGCATTGCAGCACGATCTAGACAAGCCGGAAGACCTGGACACGGACGGCGAGGACCACGCGGCGGACGAATGGCGTTATGCCTGTATGTCGCGACCTTATCAGCCGATGCGAGCCGTTGAGAAGAAGCCAGATCAACTGATTTACGAAATAAAGCCCGATGGCAGGGTTATGGCCAACATGTCCGTAATGGAACTGGTGCAGGCAAAAATGCGCAAGAAAGCAAGAGATTGACCGACAACTCCAATACCGCAACCTATGAAAGCAAATCGGAAGCGGTAGAGGACGAGAAGGATTTTGTGAAGCTGTGGCTTGACCAGATCGAACGTTCCGGAGCTGACGAGAAGAAATGGAGGGAAGATGCCGAGAAAGCCGAGGACGTCTACCAGTCCAAGGAGGGTTCTCGGAACCGAGAGTTTAACATTTTCCATGCGAACATTGAGACTATTGTCCCAGCTCTCTACAATTCGACGCCAATACCTGATGTGCGGCGCCGCTTCGCCGACAAAGACCCGGTTGGAAAAGTCGTATCAGACATTATTGAACGATCTCTTAGTTTCGCTGTAGATACCTACGACTTTGATGGCATGATGCATGCGACCATCAAGGACTCGGAGATTACCGATCGGGGCGTAGCCCGTGTTCGCTATGTGCCGTATTTTTCGGGTGAGGGCGAACAGGAAACCCTCTCCTATGCTGAGGTAACCTGTGAGCATATCCCTTGGAGGGATTTCAGGCGCGGACCGGGCCGGTTCTGGGGAGAAGTTCCGTGGGAAGCGTTCCGACACTATCTCTCGAAGGACGAGATCACAAAGCTGATCAACGGCACCGACATCAACATCGAAGACGTACCACTGAACTATTCCTCCGATGGTTCAATGGACAAGAAGGAGAAAGACCCCAAATCGGACGTATTCAAGCGGGCGATGGTCTGGGAAATCTGGGACAAGGACAGCAAGAAAGTCCTGTTCATCTGCCAGGATTACCATGAACGGGTTCTGAAGTCTGAGGACGACCCGCTTCAGCTCACCAAGTTTTTCCCAACACCAAAGCCGTTGCAGGCCATTGAGCAGACGGCCTCGATGGTTCCAGTTACGCCCTTGCGGATTTACGAATCGCTGGTTGATGAACTGAACGTTGTCACCCGGCGCATTACCAAGCTGGTCAAGACGCTGCGGCCTCGGGGTTTGTACGGCGGCAACTCGCTGGATATGAACGCGGTAGGCGAGGCTGAGGACGGTGAGTTGGTCCCGGCCACGGATGCCATGCAGTTCGTGCAGAATGGAGGCCTTGAGAAGGCTATCCACTGGTATCCGCTCGATCCTACCACGATGGCCATCAAGACGCTCTATGAGCAGCGTGAGGCGATCAAGCAGACCATCTACGAGGTGACTGGCATTGCGGACATTCTCCGCGGCTCGACCGATCCTGGGGAGACCTTGGGTGCCCAGCAGCTCAAGGCGCAGTGGGGCTCGCTTCGCATCCAGCGCCGGCAGTCCGAGGTGGCGCGGTTTGCTCGTGACCTGTTCGAACTGAAGGCTGAGATCATTGCCACCAAGTTCGATTGGCCGCTGTTGTCCAAGATGACTGGGATTGAACTGCCGAGCCAAGAGCAGAAACAGACCGTGCAATCTCTCATGCAGCAGGTGCAGCAAGCCCAGCAGCAGGGGCAGCAGATACCGCCGCAGATAATGGAACAGGCCGGGAAAGCACAGGAGATCGTTAGCCAGCCCTCCCAGGAAGAGGTAATGCAGCTACTGCAGGATGACGTGTCGCGGAACTACCGGATCGACATCGAGAGCGATTCCACGATCCGGAACGACCTGACCCGCAATCAACAGACCATGAACCTGTTCCTGCAGGGGACTGCTCAATTCGGGCAGGCGATGGGGCCGATCATCATGGCTGACGCTTCGATGAAGCCCGTTGTGATGAAGATTTATGCCTCGTT